GGGCTATTTTTTTAGGAACAGGATAACTTGCATTCATCTTATCTTCAAAAATCTCATTGTATGGTTTTATTTTTCTAGCATACTGTGGATTTAATTTGTTAAATGCTTTTTCCCTCTCAATATGTTTTTTAACAGCTTCATGTGCTAATTTAGGAGTTGCCTTCACCCACACTCTCGGAAAGAAATAAGGAGTTCCTATTGCAACCTTACCAATGTATAGTTTTGGTATGATTGGCTTGAATGGTGAGTTATATACCCTCATCCAATCAAATGTGTATTTAAACCAGTATTTCATAATCCTTTTTCTTTTTTATAGATTTCTAATAGTTCTTTTTCACTAACTGCTTTTGTATTAAAATTAGCCCAACCATTACTGTAAGATTTATAACCTTTACAGTTAATCCACTCTGCAAACTCAATAGCAAATTCATCTGCTACATCTTCACAATTTTCTGCACTTGTCCATTTTTCAGAATATTCATTATCTGAATATGGGTAAAACTTTTCTTTTAATGTCATAGCTTTTCTATTTCTTGTTTAACTTCTTGCCAGTATTCTATTTGAGTTGAAAAACCATATACTTCTAAATAATTTAATATCTCATCTACTGCTATTAATGCACAACTTAAAGCTCCGTAAATACTTAAATCCGAATAATTAGCATCTAAATATTTATTTATTAACTCTTCTGCTTTTAATTTTGGTGTCATAATCCTTTTTCTTTTTTATAGATTTCTAAACTCTCATTTACTGTTAACCATTCTCCATTATAAACTCCCCAACTATCTTTTGAAATATGAGTAAGGTTTTGATGTAGCCAACATCCAAACCCAATAGCAAATTCATCTCTCTGTTTTAGTAGAGTATCTCTTTCTTCTACTAATTTATCTACAACTTCATTTAGAACTTGTATTTCGATTTCAGGATTACCGTTTTCTTTTAGCCAGTCTGTAATCATGTTTTGTTCTGGGGATTCCATATTCTTTAAGCTAGTTGTTTAAATAAATGTTTTAATTTTTTCTTTTTAATAATATTTTTTAGTCTAGGAACGTATTCAGGATCTTCAGCATAATTCTGTCTTAAGTATTCAAAGTATTCATCCTCTGTCTTTATTTTACGTAAGTACGTATTATAGTACATAGCATAATCATATAGACTTTCTTGCCAAGTGCCGTAATAGGCATGACCCCGATGAGTGCCTTGGGAGAGAGTAGCTCTCATTTTAGCTTCCTTCATCCCAAATAAGTTATTATTTTCTTTAAATATTCCTGATTTAAAATTACCTGTCTCTTGTATGGACTGGGCTAGTATAATGTATGGGAATTTTAAATTTAATTCTCTTAATTGTGTTACTAATTTTTCTTCTGAGAATTCGTTGTACTGTTTTATTATTATAAGTTTTTCTTCGTAACTCGTTTCTTGTTCTTTTGAGGAGGGGAGTAAAGTAAATCCTAGAATTACAACCAGTCCTATAATGGCTCCTATTCCGGATAATATTTTATTTGTTAATCCTACTTTTTCAAAATCAAGTGTCTCTTTATTAAATTTGTAATACATAACCTTTTTGTTTTTAAATTAATATCTAAATATACGAAAAATATTTTAAACTGGTAACTTTTCTATACGATTTGTTGTGGTATTAAAAAGTAAATCCCCTCCTATACACTCATACTGCTTATTGTTTATAGTCACGATTTTACCATGATTTTTATGTAAACGAATGGATTTTAGGGTTGGTGAAGTATCTTCACAATAAATTCTTTTACCTCTCATAACTTTTATTTTAATACTTAAATATACGAAAAAAGACTTAAGTAAACAAGCCTTTTCTTAAGTATTTTAATGTGAATCTCCCACATCGTTCTTTTCTCCGTAGATCAAGTAGTCTGGATTAATTACCTTTGCTACTTTCTTTCTATCACCTGAGATCTCTTTGATTACAATTCCTTCATGTGGTACTTTCGTTCCTTCAATAAAGTTGTTGAATACAAAACTGTCTTGAATTTCTTGATTCCAAGTACCTTCATAAAGAACTTCTACATGTTCAAGTTGAAAATCACAAGAAGTTACTAAGTGAGTTGTTTCTGGTGCTAGATATTTTCCATTTACTGTAATATCAAATCCAGCAAACTTAATATCAGTTAAACCATATTCATAGTTTTTTTGAATTCCTGCTCCATAAATTTCTCCATAAAGAACTAATCCAGATCCTAAATCTTTAGCACTATACTTTTTAGCTTGGTTCCAAAGCCTTTCCTTAATATGATAATTTTCAGCAATTGTTCTCCAAACATCAGTTGAATAAAATCCTTGAGAGTCACTTCCTTTCTCACAGTTATGTGATCCGTAAATGTATTCATAATCAATCCACTCATCAGCTAGTCTAAAGAATTTTTTTACTTTATCCCAGAATGTTAATTTACCTTTCTTTACAATACCGTATCTAGCATTTGTCCCATGAATCTTTCTAGTAATTTGAACTTCGTCTTCTTGTGTAAACATCCCGTCAACGTTTTTAAGGTTTGGGAATTTGTAGTAGATGTGGAAGTTTTGATTGTCTCTCCATTTGATCTTTCTACCTGAGGCAAGTTGAATTTGTTTAACTGGTGGTTCGTATTTTACGATACCAAGTTTTGCCATCATGTCTTGACCCTCTGAGTAATTAATCTCATGTCCTGGAGTGATTGGTATTACTAAGCATTCAGAATAGACTCCTCTTAGTTTTACAGTTCGAACTCTTTGTCCTTTTCTTAGGTAAGAGGTTACACCAAACCTATCAGAAAGCTCTAAAGGAATAACAGCATCAGTTGTTGCAACTATTACTAGTTGCCCTGCTTGATGTGTTCCTTTTTTTACAATAGTATTCCACCCTCCGATAACTGCTTGTTCGATGTTATCTGCTCCTTCGATTGCTTTTACTTCATTTATTTTTGCTACAAAACAGCAGCTGTTGTTATTTTCCATTTCTTATAATTTTAGTATAAATCTTCTGAGTATAGTTCTATTGAGCTATAATTTAAAAAACCTCCATTTTTAATCCAAATTTGAGCACCTTCTTCTCTATCAACAAATCTATTCTTGTTAGTTAGAAACCCCTGTATATGTTCTCCATGTTCATGCAACCTCTTACCTGTAAGGGATACTATAGAAGAAATACAATGACCATGTCTAAAACCACTAATAACAACTCCACCTGGTGTGTTGATAGGTCTGTGAGCTGCTCTTTCAGCTTCTTGTAACCATATTGCAGCACATAAGATTTGTTCTTCGTTTTGTTTCATAACCTTTATTTTAAATTTATATCTAAATATACGAAAAAAAGCCTGCGTAAGCAAGCCTTTTTGTAATTATTTTTAAAAAATTTAACACCTCTGCTGCACTCTGGTTTGTAACGGGGCTACTATGGGAAATCCTGAATTCATCGTGTTTGTCACAGGCGTACTAGTCCTTATCTTCCTTTGAACTTAATCGGTTACAATTGGTGAGGTTTACCACTATCAACACGCCTATTCTGTTTCATAGTCCTTTCGAACAATCGTTGGTTACAGACAACCATCGAGGTGTTAAATTTCTATATTACTTATTTATTAAAATAATTTCTTTTCTTAAAGGTCTAATTTCAATTTGTGGATATTTTTCTCTACACACTTCAGCGCATTTCATAAATATTTGATATCTATAATCATTTAGTGGGTGAAGCTTTATTAGGGAAGGTTTCTTATTGGTTAGGTACCTTGGTATAACTTCATCTCTTAGAATCTTACAAATAGTGTCTGATCGATTCTGATCTGTACCACCTTGAAAAGATGTAGGGTCTAACCCTGGTTTCCATTTTTCGTAGTCGTATATTTTTATGTAATCTCCTTTTAGGTCTTTAATTAAGTAGTACGATTCAAATTGCTTTACAGAATTGTTATATTTAACTCCTAGTTTATTGCTATACTTATCTTCAAATTCCCATTCATCAGGAGACACTTCGTCATAGTGGTATGCAAAGTTAGGATCTGCTAATTCAAGAAAAAGTTTAACTTCTTGTTCAATCAAAACTTTATACTCATCTATACCTTCCTTAGTGTAAATTTTCTTGATAAGTTGCAGTAATTCTATCATGAGTATTTTATAAATAAATATGTTGCTGGGATGTAAAGCATATAGACTAGGTCAAATGCAAAATCAAAGTCAAAAACCTTCCACTACCACAAGGGCAAGGACAAAAACTCAGTCTTAGAATCGCTAGCCACTTTTAATCTCCTCTGGCGGAGTAACATGTCTAGCTGTTGAGTTCTATCTCAGTTTTGGTTTAAGTTGTAGGGAAGCGAGTTTATAGATGGCACAGGGCCACGTATGTTTGTAGTTGATTAGACATCAATATATCTTATATGTTTTTTTAAGACTCTACAAATCCCAGCATAAAACCTTAGGGCATCGGCTTGTGCTTAGCCCTTTGGTACCAAATTATTTTAATTGATTCAAAAATTCATCCACTACGTCCTGGAGTCTTCCTGCTACTTCAATTTTTAAATTGACAGCTTCTTGAATTTTGCCTTGACGTTTTTCTTCAAACTCGTGTTGTGCTTTATATTGCTCAGCATTCCATTTCTCATATGCTAATTTATAAGCATTTGCTAGATCTGAGTTTTGTTGATTCACTTTAGCTTGAATATCTCCTCTCTCTTTCTGAATTCTAGCGTTTTCAGAGGTAACAGCATTTTTTACTTTGGATTTGAAGTAATTTACTTTTTGCTCATATCCTCTATGTAGAGCTGCTAACTCTTCATGAATTGTAAGCAATTGCGCTGGTGTATGATGAACATATACTTTAAGTGGAGTTTTCTTCCCAACTTCAATTTCCATAAACTCTAAAGTTTTAATGGTAGGAAGTTCTGCTCTTAATCGGTCTAGAGTTCCTTTTTTATGAATGAACTGACCAATATGTGAAGCGTAAGCCTCTGCTTCTAAATACTCATTATACTCGGCTAAGGTTAAAGTATCCCAACCAAAATTCTCATCCACTTCACTTGGAAGTGTTTCTGAAATTGTTGTAGGACGGATTGGAGCCTCTATATCGTATTTGAATCCTTCGTATTTAATTTTGTTAATCAACTCATCTTTAGCTTTGATGTTCTCCATCAAGAATGCTTGAGTGGCAGATAGTCTTGCTTTAGAGGTTAGTAACTCTACTACGTTTTCTGGGATTGGGTTCCCTTGAGTCTCGATATAGATTTCTGTTCCTATGGTTAATTCTTTAGACACATTGTTGATGTTGTCTAATTTAGTAGAAATCTCTTTTGCTCTTTGATTACAAAGATTAGAGATTGATTGTGCTTGAGACATTGATAACCCTTTTGCTGATAACGAATTTTTCATAACTATACTATTTTTACTAATTTTATATATTGAACGTCTTTTTTGTTTAATAACTTACCTATTGCTTGACCAAACCAATTACCTTGGACTAATACAACTGCATACCTTGTTTTAATTGTTTCTGCTTGTGCTTCAGTAAGAAAATCTTCTCTTACCAATGCATCGACAATAGCTTCTTTAGCATTGTTGTAGTTTGCTAAATCTCCACTTAACTCTAATTCTCGTGTTGTCATAACTTTTATTTTTATTTAATATACGAAGAAAGATCCAGATATCCAAACCTTTCTCCAAATATTTTTTTATTGGTGATGACGAATATACTTTCCATGTTTGTCAACTCTGACATTCATTTTAGTTAATTCAAAATACCAATTGTTAAACTTACCCAAACCTGACCTTTGTCTTGCTTGGCGGTTTGCAGATGCTACTGCTTCTTCTCTACCATTCTCTGTTGTTTCAACAAAAAACGTGGGAGCCTGAACACCAGTCTTACTGGTAGGGACTACTCTCCAAATTCTCAAATTTTGAGTCATAAATTAGCAATAGCTAATCTACATTGGAGATGAAGGAATTGACCTCATATTGAATAAATTTAATTATAGCAGGCGATCAGGGACACCCCGGTCCTTCTGTCCAATTAAGGAACCCATATCCTATTTCTAGGACCTGCTCTGCGGAGAAAGAGGGATTCGAACCCCCGGTACCTTTCAGTACAACAGTTTTCAAGACTGCCGCAATCGACCACTCTGCCATTTCTCCATTTTACCGCGTGTGCGGTCACTTATCAATCGGTAGCTCCCTCTCGATATCCATTGATTGGTGTAAAATCGTTGGTAGAGGGTCGAACCTTCAATATCTTTCTTATACTTAAATATACGAACTTTCTTTCTAATAGCCAAATTTAATAGCAATTAATTTTAAATTTAAAATCTTTTGGTGCTTTTGTTTTTCCACCAAAATAAGTAAACAAGTAATATCTTAAAAACTTCCATCTACTCTTTCTCTCAAATTCAAACTTTTTACTATCAAAAACAATAATATAAGAATTCTTCTCTATTGATATAGAAAAACTGTATTCTTTATTTTCTCTAACAGTTGTTAAATAGCTTATTTGTATCTCTCCTTGTGAATGTATTAAAGACATCACTTGTAATTCATTTCTATACCATCTCCATCCAATTCTAACACTATCTCTTAAATGGTTATAACTGTCTGACAGGCCTATTACTTTATTAGTGTCGTATTGTTTCTCTATTTTATATGAGAAGTCTCCTAAAAAAGTTACTGTTCCATCTATTTTATTACCTATTGTAAATTTAGGTAGTCTAAAATTTTTATGGTTTTCTTTTGAAATCTTTAAAAGCATCTATTGTCATTGTTATAAATGTATAAACAGGAAATACTAATAATAGAAACAACCAGTTTGATTGTATGTTAAATACTCCTACTAAAATAAACAGTAGTAAAAATGATGCTAAAGTTAAATAAATGTTTTTCATAATTATAATTTTTATATATTTTACTACTGTTCTTTGTTTGTTAATTTATCCTTTTAATAATTTCTTTTTAACAGGTTCACATCCATCTTTTTTAATTGATGTGAGTTTTTGTTCTAATTTATCTACTCTTGAATTAGTAAATGAAATACTATCTGAGTATAGGTTATTTGTTCTGTCAATTTCTTGATCAATTCTACGATTTACTAATTCGTCATTTCTTTGAATCCAACTAGTAATTTCAATTTCGTTAGCTTTTAAAGCTGTTACTTGTTTTGCTGTTCTAAACGCTACCACAACTACCCATACAAAGGCAACCGCACTAACACCTAAAACAAATGCTAAAATTTGTTCCATTTTTTATAAGTTTTATGTCAAAGAACAGTAGTTTAAATTTGGAATCGATGAGAGATTCGAACTCTCAACTCGTGAACATATTCCACGGTGTTACCTTGTTACACCAATCGATTCTTTTTTACCAACCTGTGTCTTTCGGGGTTACTGATTGATGATTTGCTTGTACTCTAGATTACTATTAACCCTTTTTCATCCGTTTAGCACCATCATCAATTAACAGCGAGCATTGGTAATTTTGATAAAACATTCCAGCCACATTGGGAGAGCCGCAGTTCCCACGTTGTTTAAAGACTTTCTTGGCGGACCTATCTACTGGGAGGTGTTTTATTTTACAGTATCTACAGTTACTGAGTCAGTTATAGTTGAGTCTGCTTGAACTGAATCAACTACTACCTCTGTTGTTTCTACTGTTGAGATTTCAGTTACTTCTACTTGCTTACAACTTGTGAATGTTACACTAGATACTAAGGCTAATGCTAAAAATGCTTTTTTCATTTTTGTTTGTTATTTGTTAATTAATAATACTTAAATATACGAAATTTTTTTGTTAATCCCAAACTTCTTCGTAAGTTTTTTCAAAAATATCTGGTTTGCATGGATAAAATTCTCCTTGTACTCCTTTTATAATGAAGTCACCTTTGGAAGCATGCATCTGCCCTTCTAAGGTTTGAATGTATAATTCTCCATCTCTAAATTCAGCACTTTTGCAAAAATCTAACATTGGTTCAGTATTTCCATCCCATTGAACTGCTTCAATTACAACTTGCTTCTTTCTGTACATTCCCATTAGTATGTTCTTGTTTCAACCCAATTAATATCATTGGAAATTGGTTGGTTATGGTTATTTAATACTTTTGTTACTTCTGTTACTACATGTTCCCATGTTACTGGTCCTGTTTCGTCTGCATAAGGAGCTGGATCTTTTCTTCCTAATTTAATAAATGCTTCTACTCTTTCAACTGATGAAGCTGATTTATAGTCTGAGTACCATTTACCTCCTTTAAACGCATGAGTTTCATATGGGATAAAGATTGGCTTATAAGAAGTATTAGTTCTTGAATAAACTTCATCAAAATCTAATCCTAACTCTTTACACAATACTTCTCCGTCTTGAAGGATAGTAAATTTATCTCCTTCCAAATAAGGTGTAAAATAACCTACTCTTTCTGCTTCCCAATTCCCTAATCTAAAAGCTACATCATCTGCATCTCTGAATTCTTGTCTACAGTCTGGATAAATAGCATGATCACCACTGTGTATTCCCATTGCAATATCACAAGTCTCTCCTGTTCTATTTGCAACTGATAAAGCTACTGCTTGAGCAATAGAAGCAAATATCTTGTTACGATTAGGGACGACAGTGCTCCTCATATTATCTTCTGCATAATGACCTTCAGGTACATCTTCACCTCCTGTTACTAAAGCTGAATCTAATAGATCAACTAATCCGTTTAATTGGATTTGACGGTACTTAACTGGCCCTTTTTGGTTAGTGTAATTTACTCCACCTAATTTATAGCTTTCTAATAAAGTAGAATCAATATAATCTACCAATGATTGAGCTCTCTCTAACTCTACTCTGTGTTTTTGACCATAGTCAAAGCTTATGGCAGTAACACTTTTGTACTCTGATAAGCAACGTAATAGTAATGTGCTTGAATCTAAACCTCCACTTAAGGATACTACAACATGTTTTTTAGACATAATTTAATTATTTTGATTTGTGCCAGGTATTAGTAAGGTATAGGCAAACCCTTTTAAAACTACTTTTTTTGTTCTCCATCATATATTTTTTTCCCAAAATACTCATCTAAAAATTCTCTACGATATAATTTTACTTTACCTGTGTATTTAGGATTTGAAACATTTTGCTCTTGAATAGTTTCTCTTAATTTAACAGCAGTATCAGCTACTTCTTTACCTAACATTGGTCCAGCAGCTCTACCTAAATACTCATAAAGAGACATCATGTACGGTTTTTGTTCTTCCATAATTTTATTTTTGTTTTAATTTTTTTAATTCCCAAGGATGATAAATTATTTCAAAGGTTTCAGGATCAAATTGAGCCATCCTTTGATAAGTATACCCAAACCATCTAAGTGGGAGGTTGACTAATTGTATTAAATAAAATTTTATCATTTATTACAAAATTCTTTAAATTTATTTACATTAAATATAATATCTTCTAATTTAGAATCCAAATCTTTTTCCATAAATTCTTCAATCTTTTCTTTAGGCTTTTCTAATAAACCTGTTTCAGTATATCTAATACCTAAAGCACCACAAATAATAGGATTTGAAGTATCAACTGAATTGATTAATGTTGGTAAAGCATCTCTATAAAATGTGAATTCTTGAGGAGTCGATGCTCCTAATAAATGAATATAATGGTGTTCTTTAATTACATTTTGTGATAGTAAATATTGAATTAATAATACTCTACCAACAGATTGATTAGCTAAAATATTTTCAGATCCTCCTAATTCTTGGTAAACAACAGAAGAATGATTAAAAGCAAAATGAGTATAACCTAAATCAACACATTGTTGATATAGTAAATGTATATCACTTACGGTTTTTCCTTGCAATACTACCATTAATTTAGTACGCATCGGCATCTTGTATTGAAGCCAATGTTTAGCGTTTTTAACCGTAAGTATTGAATCATTCCATTCATCAGGAACAATAAAGATATCAGGTTTAATTAAATCGATTTTTTCGAGTAGATCTTGAGTTGTGTGGGAATAACCCTCAAATAAAGAATTATCCATTATTATAAAACGATCTCGTTCTCTTTGATCTAAAAAATATTGCCTATATTCAGGATATTTATCCATAAATATGGGAAGACAATAGTCATAATGGTTCCAGTCTAAACTATGTTCTAATAGACTTAAAGGTAATTCATGTGAAATTTTCATAACTTAAATAATTTATATAACTAAATATAATAAGGCTCCCTTAGGAAGCCAAATTTATTTTTAAAAAATTTTAATTTATTTTACTATTAAAAGGTAGGATGTTGTTAATATTCCTAAGAGGGTACCTACTTTGTATAGGAAGGTTTTAGTTCTTCCTTTTCTTATTTCATCTCGTAAATCACTAGTCATGTGTTCATACTGACCTACTTGTAGCTCATATTGATGAATAATGTATTGACTATTTTCATCTTTCTCTGAGTATAATTTAATGATTGTATCTTTTTGTATTTCTCTTTCTTCTAGCTTAATAACTTTTTGTTGAGTTAATTCTAGTTCCTGTAAACATCCATCATATCTAATTAAGTCTTTTGCTACTAATCTAGCAATATTACTTTGGAGTGATATTCTTGTTGTATCTATTTGTGAAAAAGAATTCAAGCTCAGCATTAGAAAACTTATCAACAGTATTACTTTTCTCATCTGTTTGTTTTTTTATTATCGTTATTGTCTTATCTATTTGATGTATTTCTTTTGTAATTGTAATTACATTTGATTTTACTGAATCAATCTTTACAACAAGTTGTTGATCGATTATTTTAGCAGAATCTACTTTAGTTTGTAGTAATTCTATTTCAGCTTTGTATCCTTTAACATCTGTTCTAATACTATTAGTATTAAATATATTCCAAGCTGCTAGAGCTGCTATAATTATTAGAAGTATTTGCTGTATTCTTCCTTGTGTTATATCTTGCATACTATTACTCTCTCTCTCCTTTATGTTTATCTATCTTATCCAGTATTTTATTTAGTAATTCATTATTTAAAAAGCCTGCCATAGAAGCATTTTTTAAAATAGAAATTAATTGGAATACCAGGAAGGGAGTTATAATAGTTTCACTTAACCATGATGTTCCTTGAAATCCTACTTCAATTGATAATACCAATGTAAGCATAACTTCCCATAAAATCAATGATTTAATTATTTTAATAGCTTTATATGTTTTAAATCCTTCTCTTTTTATTCCTGCACAAATTCCAAAGAATCCATCTGCAAAGACTACTAAAGCCACTGCTAGATATTGCTCTAAATTATTAGCAGTTAAATTAAAAAAGTACGTACCCATGAAGGCAAATGCTGTAGTCAATGTTAGTAGGGTTAATGTTGATAATTTCATATAATCTTTATTTACGTTTCCAATCTTTTTTAGATTGCTTAGATGATGCTTTTGATATACCGCAACTAGTTGACTTAAAATTAGGCCCTTGCATACCATCTAAACTAACATTATCTTGTTTACTTTGATTTTTAAGGTATCTTTGGTATTTTTTTAAATTAATTTTTAATTTGGTACCGTCCTCTAATTCTCTATAAATAATTTCAGGTATATTAGGAGAGGTACCATCTAAATAATCAACTTCTTCGTTCATAGTTAATTCACAACTAGATTTAAATTCTTCATCATCAACTTGTTCAACAAACTTCTTAATGTAAGCCCCTTTTATAAAATTTTCATAATTTATTTTACGTTGAGCTTCTCTTTTTTCTTTAGCAGCAGCTCTTTGTTCTGGGGTACCAAAATTAGTTTTTTTAACTGTTTGTGTAGTAGGTTCAATTGTTTTAGTAGTATCAGCAGTTTGACCCTGTGCCCCTAATGTACCTAAAGTCATCGCAGTACCAGCTGCTAAATTTTTCCAATTAATTTCTTCTAATTGTTGTGAATTAGGGGTAAGTTTATTTTCTACTAAATATCCTCTCAAATCAAAATTATCCATATAATTATTTTACAAATTCATAAAATTTTTTTGTTTTTTGTATACGATCTGCAAGCCCATGTGTACCTCCATTCACCCTACGTGTTAATGCTGTTATTGTTATATCATCAATCCCTTTGTCACATATTGACCATAGTTTATTGGTATTAAAGAAAAATATAGCAGATTCAAAAGCAAACTCTGTTGCTACTAGATCTGGATTTTCCATTATGTTTTGATTGTTTAGACTGTTGGCAAATAATTGATAATTAGATTTACCAGTTAATTGAAGAGCTCCTCTTCCACGGAATTTCCACCCATCTCCTGATTTCTCATCTCCATTGCCCATTCTAGAGGCATATACTCTATTGGCTATTTTCTCTGGTTGTTTTGCATAGGAAGTTTCAAGATTACCTGGGAAATATTTTCCAAATATTTTTTGAAGTCCATCTACAGAGTAGTTTAAATTTTCTGTAAAAATTTTAAACCCTCCTGTTTCATGTGATGTTTGCCCAAATAAATGTGCAGCTCTTACTGGTGTTAATTTAAAGAACTTAATGGCAGCCTTGTAAGATGTTGGGCCAAAGTCTCCATCAGACTTAACTCCTATTTTTGTTTGTAACGCTTGTATACTCATTACACTTCAGTATTATCTTCTATAAAGAAGCTAGTTATTATTTTTCCTAATATTCCACATACCATAGAGATAGTAGCTATAATAGGTTCATCCACATATGCAGTATATCCTGTAATCGTTGTTGAGATAATTAGTAAGGCATTTCCTATTTGTCTCCATAATTTTGGAGTAGGAGCTTGTAGTCTTTTTAGCATATTCATATAGGTACTGTATTAAATTATACCTATAAATATTAAAAGCCCCTACATTAAGGGGCTTTCTTTTAAAAATAAAACTATTTTTTATTATAAGGGCAATGAATACATTTATTATTACAACATTTTCCTCGCTTTAAATGGTATGACTCAGTAAATACCATTTGATTTCGATTATTATAATAAAAATCTGTTGGTTGCAGTTTGGGTTTTGATGTCTCTTTTACAAATAATTGGTATATCCAATCAGTTCCTAATGGTATCATAAGATTATGAGATTTCACAGGCTCCTCCTGAGCAGGCTTGGCTCTCCATTAATAAAGTATTGTCAGTCATTTCTACTACTCTAGTTAAATCAATTTCATGTAAAGATTGAAGTGCTACTTCATATTCTTCTTTAGTAATAGTTTCAAAAGGAGCTTGGGTATAAGTACCTAAATCTTCAGGTAAGAATGATAATGCTGTAAAGAATTTTTTATTTTCATAAACCCACTCACCCACATCTGCCCATTCTGATGGTTTGATGTTAACTGTAGCTGAAACATTATGCATATTAGATCCTCTTTTATGTCCTGGTTGGATCCAATCTTTATTGATGGTTTTAATTCTTTCCAATAAATCCATTGCAGATGTTTTTTCTCTAATAGAGGCTCCTTCTGGTGATTTTTGAGGGATTTTAACAATTGATTGAATGGTAGGTTTAAAGAAATCATCTTCTAACATTTCTGGGTGGTAAGCATTAAGGTAGGTATATAAAGCCTCATTTTTACCTAATCTTATTCTTCTATAATAGTATTCTGAATGCCAATCGTGTATTCCACTTGAAGTACCTAATACTAATGATGTAGTTCCTGCAGGTTTTACTGTAGTAACCCTTGCTGCTTTATTTACTCCAATAATTGGAGCTAGTCTTTCATTTTCTGCAACTGCTACTGCTGCTGCTTCCTTGATATTAAAGTTAAATATAGCACCTGATGCAATACCTGTCATACTAATACCAAGTAATGCTTCTTTTTCTGTATTTTTCTTCCAAATATCTCTTAAATAATGGAAATCAGTATATGAGGCTTGTAAGGTTCCTATAAATGTTGCAGCTTTTGTTCTTGCATTAAAATCTTCTTGAGATTCTATATCTGATGCATTAATTTCACAAAGGTTACAAAATTGATTTGGTTTTAAACTAATTTCAGCACATGGATTTGTTCCTGCATCTTTATCATTAGTAAATAAGAATCCTGGTTCTCCACTATTACTTAATTCTATTTTTTTCCATAGATTTAAGAACGTATCTTTATCAATTTTATTTCTTAATAAAACAGCTGAATTATTTGCTCTACCTCTTTGTGGATTAGTTTCCCACCATTGTCCGAATTTGCAAGTTAACATTTCTTCATCGTCCAAATCAAATAAAGATATTAAAGCAGCACGACGAATTCCACCAGATAATACAGCATCTGCTAAATGACATATAATATCATGGCATTCAACTGATGTTAATTTTTCACCGTCATTTTTACGGTCTAATATAGCTTGAACGTGAGTTAAAGCAATTTTTAAGGGTTCAGGACCTGGGGCTTTTCCCCCAACTGTTATAAGATGAGCTCCTTTAACTCTAATATCTCTAAAATCAAATTTTGGAGCACTTGAAGTATAACCATAATACGATTTAAATAACATTCTAACAGCATCTGCCCAACCCTCAATGCTATCCCCTACTAAATATCTTTTAGATTTTAATGGTTTTCTAATTTCAGGTAGGTTTTCTATATGATGAGTTTGAACGGAATATCCTACTCCACAACCTGATAATAATAAAAACATAGTTTCTGAGAATGCTCTATGATCGTCTATTGGGAGATATGAACAATTAAATATTCTTGCATTGTTTATTTCAATAGGTTTACCTGAAAATTGTAAGCTTCTCATTGAAGGTAATACTTTTTTGTTGTATACAAATTTATAGGCATCTTCTATCTCTTTGTAGAGATTTGGAAATCTACTTTGATGCATTTCTTTATTTCTTGTAATTAACTCATTCCAAGTCTCTCTACGTTCTTTCTCAGGAGAATATTTTGAATACTTAAGATGTGTTGTAATTTCACTAAGGATTTGTGACTCTTTGGATAACATGTTCTAACTGTTTTTTAATTAATTTATTTGTTTTTTAAAATTGGGTCTATAAATATTATTATTTACTATCTAAAGTAAAATTTTGAAATAAGTTTTTGAGATTACCTTTCTCACTGTTTGAAATACCCCCAAATGTATTAGGTTGTGATGATTGTTGTGATTTGTAATCTTCAGTATCATCATACTCTCCTAATACTTCAATATGACCACAAGAAGTATCAATATTAACATTGTAAGTCATACCATCAGGACCATAACGATTCTTTTGGATATGCCATCTTCCTGTACCTTCAGTTTTATCTTTTTTCAATCTAGATTGAGACATACCAAAATCTACAATAGCTTGTTTTTCATATGAACCTGCTGATTTGTCTCCTTCTACTACTTCGTCTTTAGCGCCTGCTCTGTTTACTTGTGAGACCGACCAAATAGGTAAATTTAATTCTTTAGCTAAACCTTTAGTTCCGTAATGCAAATCATCAATTTCTTCTTTTTTCTCTTTACGTCTTGAAGGTGGTTTTAATAAATCTACATAATCAATTAAAATTAAATCCGGAGTAAAACCTAAATCCATTGTCTTCTGGATATGTGATTTAATAGTAGTTAATGATGCACCTTTAGCAGGATATTCTTTAATTATAATATTATCATCATATTCTTCTAGCATTTCTTTAATTTTATCTTGGTAATTGTGAACATCACTTACAGAAATTCCTGTATAGTAGGCATCATATCTTTTACCAACATAATCTTCACCTAATTCTAAAGTATAGTGAATTACTTTGTAACCTAATGAACCCGCAAACGCACCTAATGCTACTAAATCCCATGATTTACCACCTCCAGGACCACCATAAATTAAACCATAATCACCACCACCTAATCCACCTTGAAGTAATGTGTTTAATATAGCCCAGGGTGTAGGTACTACTTTTCTACTTGACTCTCTATAGCGGGATTCAACATCTTTTTTATATTCATGACCTAAATTTTTATCAGCACCCGCCTTTAATGCATTATCAATTAGTAATCTAATATCGTCATAGTGACCACTTTTTAATAAATCCACTGAATCTAATAAGGCGTTTTTTAGTAGTTGATTTTTACAAAAGTTAGCAAATTCCTCTTCAACATATTCTTGATCATCGTATTGAGTAGTGTAAATTAATTTTAATTGTTCTTTTACAGCTGTTTGTAAAATATCATTATCAATTTTCTTAACTTCAATTTTTAGGGTATCAAGTGTTATAGTTGTATGATATAAATCAAAAAATCTTAACAACTCTTTCAAAATCCATTTATGACCTGGGTTAGAGAAGTGATCTTCATCAATAATGTCTCTTACATTTAATAGAAAGGCTTTATTTTTTAATAAAGCACTAATTACTTTTAGTTGGAAAGTAGGTCCATACTCTTCGAGTTTTTGTAATGTCAAAACTTTTATTTTTTATGTTTATATTGACTAATATACGCAAAATTATTTGAAAGCCAAAATTCTATATTAGGAGATATTTGATTTTCTAAATAATCGGATTTATGTAGTTGTAGGAAACGAGCATTATTTAATGTGTTAGGTGTATTGTGAATTAAAGCATCTAACACAACTTTATCATATTCAGGTATATTAAGCTCGGTTAAAGACATTAATTTAAAGTTAATTTCTAATTGTTTTCTAAAATTATAAATATCTCCATATAAACCATGCTCTTCGTGCTTATCGTAACTCTTTTGAATAATTTCTTTTAATGTAACTTTCCTATCTCCTGCAATTTCTGGGTATAATTTGTTAAGCTTTTTATCACCTAATCCCTTAATACCCGGAACATTATCAGACTTATCACCCATTAATACCTTATAATTGATATAATTTTGAGGCCATAATCCCATTTCATCATATACTTCTTTAGGGCCATAGAATTTCTTCTTTATAGGTGAATATACTTGAATTTTATCATTACATAATTGAAGGAAATCCTGGTCGGCAGATACAATAACTGAACTATCGAATTTAGGAGCTAGATAACCAATCATATCATCAGCTTCTAATTTGTCTAAAATAATAATAGAGATTGGAAGTTGTTGTAAATAATCTACTAATCTTAACATTTGTTGGGATAATGAAGCAGATTCATCAGCTAAATCATCAAATGAATTCCAATTTGTGATACGTTTTAACTTACGATTAGCTTTATATTCAGGATATAAATTTTTTCTATTTGTAGTATTACCCTGCCCATCAAAAACACATATAATCCTTGTGGGTTGTACTAAATTAACTGTATAAGCTAGAGATCTTAAAAATCCTACCATACCACCAACATGAACTCCCTGAGTATTTGTACTATTAATAACAGCGAATGATCTCAAGAACATATTCATACTATCTACTAACAAAACCCTGCTGTTTAAATGCAAGGGAATTGAAGGTGTATCCTTATGTATAGAATCTAATAATTGTTTGTAATTCATTTAGATTTCAGATAAATCTACCCCTACAAAGTCAGTGTTTTCTTCTTCAACGATATCAAAATCATCGCTTCCTAAGATACTAGCCCATTCTTTAGAATGTTCTTTTTTATACTTGTTTATCTCATTAGGTGAATTTTTAATAAACCCATGAGCTGTACTTACTATAATACCTTTGGCTGTTACACCTGTAACGTGATTTTTATCACAAGATACTTTGGTTTTAAGAGCAAATTCAATTTCTTTACCATTTTTAGTTGCTTTTACTTTTTGAGTACCAGGACTAGTTACGTTACCAAAAGTAATGATGAATGAGGCATCAAAAAACATACTATCACCGCCTTTATTCCGTAATTTTGGCTGAGCCATCGGCATAAGTGCTGGTTCTACCCATACCTTGTTTACACAAAGCATTGTATTGGTGTAGGATTGTGATTCTTTACGAGACATAATTACCCTTTGATTAATAAAGTTAGCAAATTGTTGAGACATTGCTCCTGCATTCCACATTGGTGAGTTAGAGTTTTTCTCAATACTCATTCTACATGGAATAGATCCAATTGAGTCCCATAAGAATAATAGATCATAAGGTAAATTACCTTTCTTTTGCTCATCTAATAGATCAGCAATAAAAGCAGCTACATCTTCGATACATTGAAGTGATTCTCTATCGGCATAAATAAAGAAACCTTTATAATTTTTATCTCCATTTTCATCAACGGTTTCACCTAAATCAAATCCCATTGCTGACCAGTGTTCCCAACTATGTTTCATTTCAGTAATAATGATAACGGGTAGCACATTGGTTTTTTGAGCTTCGATTGCAGCTTCAATTAATAAGGTTGTTTTACCTGTATTACTATGCCCTCTTACTAAAGTAATGTGACCTTTTGGAATACCTGGCATTTCTAACATTTCTGAAACGGGGTCAGTAAATTTAATCCACGCTTGGGGCTTAAAATTAGAGGTACTTTGTCCTAGATTTTTACCAGCTTTAAATTTATCTAAAGAAAAGGTCCCAGTAATGGCCTTTCCGACTTTGCCGGAAAGGCTATCTTCTTTTTTACTAGCCATAAATTAATTATTCTTTAAACAAGTCGTCAAACTCGTCTGCTGTTGGAATTTCTTTTTTAGGAGCAAATGCTTTATTTGCAACGGGTTTAGTAGTATCTAATTCAAATTTGGATTTAACTGAAGGGGCTGATCCGAAATCTGTAGCTGGCCCATCCATAATACTTCCTTCTTCTTTAGCTTCTTCTTCAGGATTTAACCATTCAGCTAGAAATTGTTTAATTTCATCAAAAGTATATTTTTTAGAAAATGAAGTTGGATCTGGTTGTGTTTCTAACCATTTAGTTAATTCATCGTTATCATTACTTAACTGTGAAGTTTTTAGAGCAGGCATAATACGTGATTTATTATAATCAGTTCCTGTGGTTTCAGGACCTACTGTTTCAACTTTCATATCTCTACCTTCCATTACATCTGTAAAGTCTCCAATATCTTCATCAGCGGCTAATGATAATAATGATTGATAAACTTCTTTACCAAATTCCCAAAGACGAACTCCTTTTTCTTCTTCACCTCTAATAATAACAGGTGCGAAAACTCTCATTTTGGGTTCAAGTTTTTTAGCTAGTTTCCAGTTTTCAGGTTCTTTAGTTTTACGAAGTTCTTTAGAAAATTCGATAATTGGATCTTTTTCACCAAAGTTTGAAGGTGAAATAATTGTTCTTTTACCAATACCATAATGAAAATACAATTCTCTAAATGGGTTTTCTTGGTTAAATTTTGAGGGTACAAACCTTACTAAGGCTTTCCCAACTGTGGGTTTCCAAAAGCTTAAAGCTTTATCGTTGTTTTTCTGACCTCCAGTTTTAGGAGCCGATAATTCATTAAGCTTGTTTTGAATCAAGTCTAAATTCATAACTTTTTGTTTTTTAAAATGTTAAAACTAATTTGTATTCGTAAATATAATAAGGCTTCTTGAGGAAGCCAAATGTTTTTATAAAGGAGGATCTTTTGACCATTTAGTGACTCCCCAACCTTCTTCAGTTTGATAATTATCACTAAATTCAGATAAATCTTTTACAAATGTTACTTGCCCATCACCTGATAAATAAGCGTATGAAGGGTAATCTACACTTGTACCAAGTTCATATGGATCTTCCCATGGATAGAGTTCATTTATTTCATCTAAGGCTTCTTGAGATGTAGAAAAACCTTGTAATTTAATTAACTCCATAAATTCATCATAATCATTATATCCCCATAGTACAGATTTTCCTCCCATTCCTACTTCAATTTCTTTTAATAAATTTGATAATTTTATCATAAAGTAATTATTTTAATTCGTATGAAATATTTTTTTCTTTAAATAAAGATTCTAATTCGGGATTGGATTTTGGTAAAATAATTTTAATAATATATTTATCTAAATTAGTAATACTTTTGTCTACTACTTCTTCCATTTCATCTTCAGAATTTCCGTATTCATCATAAGATTGATATGGTCTCATCTTATAATTATGGCGTAATTTATCTTGATCTAAAACTATGATAGGCACATTCCCCATCCAGTCTTTTACAAATGAATCTTGACTTCTAGTTAAACTAACGGGCCCTTTTAAAATATTACTTTCTATTATTTTTTTTAATCGAAAATCTTCAGTGTAGTGATATAACACTCCAAACTGAGGTCCCTCTATTATTAGATTAGAATTTTTTAATAAGTCTATTAACTTAATCATAAAGTAATTATTTTATAAATTTTTGTATCTAATCTTCTTAACTCTCCCGCGTGTGTTAATAATATACAATTTTTATAATCAATCCAATTGATTGTATAGGAAGTATCTAATACTCCACCATTTAATGATTTGATTAAATCATTTAAAGCATTTATAGTATATAAGGTATTAGATTCTTTCTTTCTATGTAATAAAATAGTATTATATAATAAACCTCTAGTCATATTATTATGGTCTATATTATAAGTACAAACATACTCTTCTGTAGATTCTATATATAATACAAATATTTTATTAAATAAAATTTTATATTGAGATTGTATTTTTGAAAGAGTTTCTTCCAAGTCATTTTTGCTGGAAAATGTGCAAAATAATTTATTACTCATATTATTTAAATCTGGGCATGTAATATCCATGTCATATTTGAAATAAATATATGAAGGGTCTATAACCTGTGTACTTATCATAACTTTTATTTATATTTTTGTTAAATTATTGTAATCTGTTCCATAACTAGCATTTATTTTAAATCCAAAACTACTTTCTAATATATTCTTAATATCTTTTAGCGTTTTTTTCCCATCCTCGTTATTATAATCTATTAAAATACTATCGTAGGTATATAATATAATATTACTTTTTTTATTCTTCAAATATTCTAATACTTTCTTTATAGAATTTACATTATAAAAAGTTTCTCCTGATTGTATGATGTAGTTTAATAGTTTTTGAGGGGTTGCATTTTCTATATTATATAATTTTCTCCCCCCTATTAATTCTATATATCCCAGGGAATTAAAATCTTTATATATTTTATCAGTATATTGAATAATTTTAGCAAAATATGGAATATTTTTATATTGTTCAAATACCCCTCCATATAATTGTTTAAATGTCAATTCCTTAGATTGTGAATATTGCTCTTCTGTTAAAATGTCGGTTTTAAAATACATTTGCCCTAAATGAGCATGAACAGATTCTTCCTCAAATTCATACTCTATCAATTTTGCTAAAATACGTGGATGATACGAATCGTAATCAAATTCAAATAAATAATCATTTTGAGGTATAAAAGATGCTCGTTGTCCATTGTTTTTATTTAGGGCTGCAAAATTTATTCCATTAAATGAATTTGAAGGGCGAGAAGTAAAATTATTTAGATTGAATTGTGTATAAATTTTATCATCCTTTATATTAAAATTAGGATTACTTAAATTAAAACTTTCATTAAAAACCGGCATATTTAACGCAATCCCTTGTTTTTCAATGCGGTAGAACACCTCAATATATTCTTCGTTATAATAGCTGATTTCGTGCTGTTTTTCTACCCATTCTTGTACTGCATTATAAATTTTTTCTTGAGTCTCATAGTGTTTACAAATAGGGATAATAGAGTTTAAATAAGGTTTGTCTTTATAAAGTCTTTGGAAATGAGTGTGTATACTTGTTTCACAATCTTGTATATACGGAGTGATATGGGAGGCATGCAGTGACAATAAATTAATATCTTGTACTTTACTTTGTAAGAATTCTTCCCCTATTAAATGAGAAATAGTTTTTTTATCTAAAACGTAAATTACTTTATGACTTAAAATAAATTCTTTTATTTTATCTAAACTTAAATAAAACCCCTCACTATGGTTTATAGTGAATACTAATCCCTTACCATGTTTTGGTTTATAGTAAATTAATGATATTTCAGTTAATACTGGGTGGTAGTTAGATGATAGTGGGATTACATTAATGTAACAACTTTCTTGTTGTGAGAGTTGTAATAACTGTTCTTGAGTTTCTACTATATAAAATGACATATAACCTTTATTTATTTAAATATAAAAAGGCTCCTTATGGGAGCCAAATTTATTATCTTGAAAATTGTCTTAAATCAGTTAAATATTGTTTTATACCAATAAAATTAGGTTCGGTTCTATCTAATATTCTTTGATTAGTATCTACTATACCAGCTCTAGTTGTTATATTATTAACTTTTTCATTATTAATAGGGCCTGATATTTGCCAGAAGATTGAAACTACTTTCCATAATGAAGTATTAGCATCACCTACACCACTTGTAAAGGCATTGTAAGTTGTTTGATTAATTTCCATTAACCTAAATGTAGTTCCATTTCTTTGTCTAGCGAAATATCTTGTTATTTTACCTGCTATATAATCAGCTTCTGTAGGACGTGGAGTAAAAGGGATAGGATCAATTAAATTAACTTCAGCAGGTTTTAATTGTTTATAATTTTCAACTGTAATATCTATACTTGATTGTCCTAAAGTTAAAGGCATTTCAGTTAAAGGAGCTGAAAAGCCATTAGTAGGACTTTCTCCTGTAAAGGATTCTCCTGTAAAAGTAGTATAATAAAAACCTGTATAATCTTGCCCATTAGCCATTTTAAATTGGCCGGGATTTGCTTTTTGGTTAGTTATTATTCGTGATTTAGGGAAATATTTCATTTTATACTAGATTATCATATCGTTTAGATGCTGAATTATATATGGCTACTTTACCGTTATAAACTGTTGTACCTTTAATATAAGATGCTTTAGCTGCAGGACTCCACCATTTGTTTATATAATTTTTAGTCCATTCATCTGCTGATGTAGCGTTTATTCCTTTGGCTTTAACTCTGTTAGCCATAAAATCTAAAAAAGATTCATTGTTTGCAAATATAGCAAATGATCTCGTAACTCCACCACTATCTATTCTACTAAATTGTCCTATAATTCCAGGAGCTCCCCATCTACCACTATCAGTTTGGACTCCGGCATAATTATACCCTCCAGCAGATTTAAATGATTCTCCAATACGTCTAGCTTCAGCAAATAATATTGCAAATACACTTTTACCTAAGGCTTTTCCATATTTTTTATTTAAATAATTAATAGCATCTTTAAAAGTTAAAATATTACTTGGTGGAGGAGGAGTTGTAAATGGTAATTCAGGATATGAAGTTTTTTTAGCAACTGCACTATAATCTGATAGGCTTGGTTCTTTATTAGTTTCTTGAGCTTTTTTAATAACTGCCTTTTCTTCTTCAGTTAAAGGTTCAAATCTGATACTAAGGGTTTGTCCTGTAATTTTAGTTGTCCATTTATTATTATTAAAATTTTGATCTATTGTATGAAGAATAAAAGCAACTTTTTGTTTATCTGCTTCAGAACCAGATTGAATCAAATATGATTGAGGTAATGAATTTGAAGGAATTACAAAGGCTGAATGAGGAATTATTCCACTTAACCCATCCATTTCTAAGCTAAAATCCAAAGGTAAGATTATTCCAGCATTAAAGGAATTGCCATCTCCTGATTTATAAGGATCAGAAAATACTTCTCTGTATGAATTTAAGCACGAATCTATTTGATCTGTATTAAATATTAAAGCCATAATTATTAAAATTTAGGTCCTGTAAATGTTACTGTTCCATCAGAATTATGGATTTCATCGGTTACTCCAGCATTTTGTAAAGCTGTATTTAGATTAGTTGCTTGAACTTTAGGTCTAGAATTATAAATTTCAGATTCAGTTTTAGCACCTGTTCCTTGCCCACTATATATATTTTCTATATATGTTCTTAATTCAATATATCTTTGTTCAACAGTACTATTAGGATTAGCATTCTTATTATTTTCAGTTCCTGAATCTACTACTACTGTATCTAGTCTATTATATAATCCTTTATTTAGATGAGAGAAAGCTAAAGCATTTTCTGCTCCTTGAACCCCATAAGGTTGTGCTTGAGCCGCTACTACAATCATAGCAGCAGTATTAGGTGCTATCTTAGAAGTATAATTAAAATCATAAACTATACTTTTTTTACCTAATACAGGTATTTCAGTATACTCAGGAACAGGAAATCCTGGGCCAGTCATTCTTCTATCATCTAATATTCTTACACATCGTGAATCATCATCAGGTACAATCCTAAATTCATTGTATCCCCCACAAGCTTTAGAAATTCCATCTAAAATATCTTTAACTAAATCTACAAAGTAAATATTTCCTTTAGTATCATTAGCTCTCCATTTTTTTAATATACTCGCTACCCAATCTACATTTACTAAAGTCCACATAAATCTACCTCCAGTACCATCATTATCAAACCAATTAAAATTAGTTTTAATATCTTCAAAAGTTTGAGAAGTTATGCCAAAAGGTAATTGAGCTGAACCTATTAAACATACTGATGGGTCAAGAGAACAATGACCTTGAAAAGTATAACATCTGTTAGTATCAGGATTAACATCTATGTAAATGTAAGGACGTTGTTTATCCTGCCCTTCTCCTTCATTTCTATGATATAACATTCCATTAGACATTATTAATAAAAGTAAATTACCTAAAGTTATATAAACTTGTGGTAAGCCGGGTTTAGTGACATTTGTAGTATTAGTTCCATCTTCTTCGGGCATTTCGTAATCTATTGTAAGTCTTCCAAAATAATTAGAAACAGTAATAGCAGGTACTTTAGTATCTATATAACCATCATAATTATCAGGTACTCCAGGTTCATTAATTAATCTATAATGATATCCTTTTTGTTGTAGTTCAGTATTTTTATTATTCCAATCTAATAAGTCAAGATGTATATTATCGTAAAAAGGTTGAATATATTTTAAATAATCAATACTAGTTTCTATAGTATAATCAGTTTTTACAGTATTATTTCCAAATATAAAAGATATTAAAGCTGCTGGTCCCGATGTTAATGAAGTAACAATCGCAGTTTTTAATTTTGCATTTTCTAAATTTTCGGCTTCAATTGTTGCTTTAATATCTCTAGAATATATACTATATAAAACTTCATTTAACTTTGATTTAGTAAAATCTGAAACTACTGGGTATATTGAGCCTGAAATTTCGCTGCCTGAAAGAGCATTATTTAAAGTTTCTCCTGATATATTGACTTTTAAGGATTCTAAAATATCTCCAGCTCCTACTAATTGGACTTGACAATTGAAAGTACCATTTTTAGATAAAGAATAAGTAAAATTTTTAATAGTGCCCCAAGTGGCATCATAATTACCACTATGTAATTTTCTGTGAGTAGTAATAGCCCCCATTAATTCTTCTTTAGTAGTAATATCATAAAAAGGAAGAGGTTGAGGAACATTTTCTATTTTTTCTGTCTTATTATCTATATAATAGGTATGCCCCCATTCTACTAGTAAACCAAAACCTAATTTCATATAAAGAGCTTCCATTATATTAAGTTGCTCCATATTATGACAAACAAAGTCAATAGTGGTTTCTTTTAAAGTACCTAGTTTACCACCGGTTTTAATAGAAATATTAGTCATACCCGGCATAGGAGTTAAACCAAAATCTGTTCCACCTATACCATAAGCTCCATCAGGACCTATTCCTGAGCGTAATGAGTAAATTTTTTCATTTGTAAGATTATCTGCTAATCCTCCTTGTAAAATATATTTTCTAGATAATTCATCGTCTTGCAATCCTTGGTAATTCATATTACCCTCTCTAACATTAGCTCCAGAACTTACTCTAATCCAAACATTTTTATTAGATAACCAATTTAATTCAGATGAAGATCTGTAATCTTTATTTACAAGAGCTTTACGTTTTTCTATTTGAGTAGCAACATAGGGTTGAAAGGCAGAACCAGCGATATTAGTGTAATCTAAATCGGTCATAACTTATTATATATTATTTAATTGATTATATTTAGATATAAGATTTGATAAATCTTTAGGTATTCTTAAATACATTCCTGTTGGTGGGTAAATTGAACCTCCTTCTAGATTATTAACCATAGCTACAACCCACCATAAAGTAGCATCTCCGTAAAAATCAAATGCTATATTATCTAATCTATCAGTTACTCCTGTTAAAATGTAATTATCATCAGGTTGAGCTTCAATATTAGGATAATAAGTGGGTTTATACATGGTTTTACCTGAAGTTGAGGCAATACCTGTATCGGATTTCATTGTAGAGATTATTTGATACCTACTTGGCATAATTTTGTATTTGTATTATTTCATTAGGTTTTATATCTAAAACATAGCAGCCATAAAAACTTAAATTTTTATCCTCTAAATCAATTAATTCAGAAACATCTTGTAATGTTGGATTTGATTTTGATTTAATTATTTTATCAAAGTTATCAAAATCTTCAACACCAAATTCTTCAGGATCATAATCATCTAAATCAATAAAAACTTCATTTAAGGGTTTTTTAAATTTAATGTTAATATAAGGTATATATTCCCCATCCATATCCAACATAGTAAATTTATTTCTACTAACTAAGATAGCAGATTTGCCTGATGAGTTGGCATTTTGCTGGTTAGCTTTTAACCCATTTTTAAATTCAGATTTCCATACAGTGTACCCTTCATCCCCACCTCTTTCAAAATCATCTTGGGATTGAAGGAAGGATGTATTTAATTCAATTTGAGGAAGTTGATTTTCTTTTAATAATATGTTTTCACCCAAATATTTTTTTAAATTAAAATTATTCATTATCGTTGATTTATTGTTTTGATATAAATAGGTAAGATAAAAAAGGCTCCTAATAAAGCCTATTATGCAAAATTAAGATCGGTTCTTTGTAAATAACTATTAGCTATTATTTCAGAAACTATAATAGGTTGAGTTAAACCTTTTTTGGGTAAAGGCCCACCTTCTTTAGAATGTTGAGCTATAGGTTTAAAATTCATTTGAATTTTTAATATTTGGGGCACTTCCATTTGTCCTCTATCATCTAAATTAGGGTTATTTAAAGATCCTGATAATTCTGGTTGGCTCATTTTAATTTCCCAGGGATAATTGTCTTCTACACTTATATTCATAGAGGTAATAACACCGGTAGTTCTATAAAAATATTCTCCTATAGTTAATTTATGAAGGCTACCTCTCATAAATCCGGTACCATCTTGGTAATCAGGATGCAATGTAGATGCTAAGTAATTTACTTTTTGATATATTTTCTCCATTTCTTGAACGGATTGTGCAGCTACTATAAAAGTAAACCCAACATCTCTTGTAAATCCTTGATAAGTGTAAAAATTTTCACCTCTACCCATATATTTTTTAGAATCCCATTCAGCACCTATATTATCAGAGAAATTAGTTATATAGGCCCTAAAATGCATTCTATCTGTTACACTTGGACTAGTATTATCTATAACTTCTATGCAGAATTTAATTAAATCTCTAATAGCTGGGC